TCAGCAAGTGATTTGGACGACAAAATCTCTAAGCAAAAATCGAAAAAGTAAGGAGGAAATTCAAAATGAGTAGACCTTTTTCGGTTGAGGCTTGTGATTTCAGCGGCTGGGCAACCAGAAACGACCTTAAGTGTTCTGATGGACGAGTAATTCGTCGGGACGCCTTTAAGAATAACGACGGTATTAAAGTCCCGCTGGTCTGGAATCATCAGCACAACAGTCCTCGTGATGTTCTCGGTCATGCATGGCTTGAGAATCGTGAGGAAGGTGTTTACACCTATGGCTTTCTCAATGACACCGCTGATGGCGAAATTGCGAAGGTCCTCATTAAGCACGGTGACATCTGTGCTCTGTCCATTTACGCCAATCAGCTTCAGCAGGCTGGACCTGATGTGCTGCATGGCTGTATTTGCGAGGTGAGTCTGGTACATAAGGGTGCTAATCCTGGTGCGTTTATCGACTCTATGCTGAAGCACGGCGAAATGTCCGATGATGAGGCTATCATCTATACCGGAATGCCTCTCTGTCTTTCTCATTCTGCGGAATCTAAGGATGATCCGGAAAAGAAGGATTCCAAAGAGGACAAGCCTGCTGAAAACAAGGAAGAGAAGAAGGACAATGAAGAGACGATTGCTGATGTGATCGATTCCATGTCCGAGAAGCAGCAGAATGTCATGTATGCGCTTATCGCACAGGCTCTCGAAGGCGAACCCGAAAAGGAATCCAAAGACGATTCCGACAACAAATCTGAATCCAATAAGGAGGATAACACAATGAAACACAATGTCTTTGACAACGATCAGCAGAAGAAGACCGAGGTTCTGTCTCATGCTGACCAGGCAAGCATCATTTCTATGGCTAAGTCCAACAGCGTCGGCAGTCTTCGTACTGCTATGGACATCTACGCAGAACAGAATCCTGACAGCGTTCTGGCTCATGGTATTGACGGTATTGAAACCCTGTTCCCCGAGTACAAGGATGTTCGTCCCGGTGCTCCCGAACTGCTTACCACTGACCAAGGGTGGGTAAACGAGGTTCTGAAGAAGGTTCATAAGAGCCCTATCTCCCGTATCCGTACCCGCCAGGCTGATCTGCGTAACATCGAGGCTCTTCGTGCCAAGGGTTATAAGAAGGGTGCCCAGAAGGGCTATGTTGGCAATATTCAGCTGCTCCACAGAACGACTGATCCTCAGACTGTGTATGTAAAGAGTAAGCTTGACCGTGATGACATCATCGATATTCAGGACTTCGATGTGGTGCAGTATCTGTACGGCATCGACCGTATGAATCTGAACGAGGAACTGGCTACGGCTATCATGATCGGTGACGGTCGCGAGGTCGGTGCTGATGGTAAGATCGCCGAGGATAAGATCCGCCCGATTTGGTTGGATGACGAGCTGTATACCATCCATGCTGACGTTGACATTGCCGGCATGAAGGCTACTCTCCAGGGCACCAATACTTCCGCTAATTTCGGCGAGAATTACATTTATGCAGAAGCCGTGATTCAGTCTCTGCTGTATGCTCGTGAGAAGTATAAGGGTTCCGGCACTCCCGACTTCTACTGCACGCCCCATTTGGTCAATGTCATGCTGCTTGCCCGTGACCTGAATGGCCGTCGCATCTATGACAAGGTTAGCGATCTGGCTGCGGCTTTGAATGTTGGACAGATCATCACCGCCGAACAGTTCGAGGGTAAGACTCGTACTACCACGGACAGCAAGACCAAGAAGCTTCTGGGACTGATGGTCAATCTGGCTGATTATTCTCTGGGCGCTACCAAGGGCGGCGAAATCACTCACTTCACCGATTTCGATATCGACTTCAACCAGGAGAAGAGCCTGCTGGAGACTCGTTGCTCCGGCGCCAACACTCGTGTCATGTCTGCTATCGCTCTGGAAGAGGATGTCACTGCCAATATTGGCGGCTAAATTCAGCGAGGAGTGAAAATTCAAAATGGCTAAATTTTATGGAGTAATCGGCTACGCTGTAACAGAAGAGACTAAGCCGGGCGTTTGGGCAGAGAAGATCATCGAGCGTATGTACTATGGTGATTTAACCCGTAACACCCGTAGGCTTCAATCTGCGGAACAACTCAACGACAACATCAATGTTGCGAATGAGATCAGTATCGTAGCCGATCCATTTGCCAATGAGAATTTTCATTCGATGAGGTATGTTGAGTTTATGGGTGCTAAATGGAAAGTCACAAGTGTCGAAGTTCAGTACCCAAGACTTATACTGACTATGGGAGGTGTATGCAATGGCGAGCAGGCTTAATCTGCAAACTTTCCTGGAAGAAATCCTTGAAAGCAGAAATGTGTATTTTCAACCTCCTGAGTCGGTAAAAATGAAATACCCCGCTATCGTTTATGCACTTGATGACATCGAAAATGTGCACGCCGATAACGGGGTTTATTCATCTCACAGACATTATTCGGTCACAGTCATTGACTCTGATCCGGATAGTGAGCTTGTCGGTAAGGTGGTTGCTATACCTACCTGCCGATTCGAACGATATTATACAAGCGAGAATCTGAATCACTGGAATTTCTCGCTCTATTTCTGATAAGGAGGAATATCTTTATGTCCAAAATCATTTGGGATAAAACTGGTGAACGCCTGTATGAAACTGGCTGTGACCATGGCGTTCTCTATCCGATGCAGCCCGGCGGCGTTTACAACAAGGGCGTTGCATGGAATGGTCTGACTGCCGTTACCGAGAGTCCTTCCGGTGCTGAGGCTTCCCCGATTTACGCCGATAACATCAAGTATGTGAACCTGGTTTCCAACGAGGAGTTCGGCGCTACCGTCGAGGCATATATGTACCCCGATGAGTTTGCTGAGTGCGATGGTTCTGTTGAGATCATGCCTGGTATGTATGCCGGTCAGCAGTCTCGTAAGACTTTCGGTTTGGCATATCGCACCATTCTGGGCAATGATACCGATCTGAACGATTACGGCTACAAGCTGCATCTGGTCTACGGCTGTCTGGCTGCTCCTTCCGAGAAGGGTTACAGTACGGTCAACGACAGCCCTGAGGCGGCTACTCTGTCCTGGGAGATCAGCACTACTCCTGTCTCCATCAACAAGCTGGTCAACGGTAAGAAGCTGAAGCCGACTGCTACGCTGACCTTTGACTCCACTAAGTTCAGTGCCGAGTTCATGACCCAGCTGGAAGAAATCCTGTATGGTAAGGACCCGACTACCACTGGCGGTAACGATGGTGTCGAGCCTCGCCTGCCTCTGCCCGATGAGATTATTGAACTGTTCGATAAGACTCAGAATCCGGAGGGCTAATCTCTAAAATCATGGAGCCGTATTCAGGTAAGCTGGCGGCTCCAACTTTTTTAATTTGAAAGGAGAAAATTTCAATGACTAAGGAAACTATCACTTATACCGATCTGAACGGTGTTCAGAGAACCGAAGATTTTTACTTCGACCTGTCTAAGCCTGAAATCGTAAAGATGCAGGCGAGCGCTAAAGGTGGCTACGATGTTCAGCTTAAGAGTATCGCTGCCAGTCCGAATGGTGCGCTTATTATGGAGTTCTTCGAGAACTTTATTAAGACCGCTTATGGTGAGAAGAGCGATGATGGCAGACGCTTCATGAAGTCCGAGGAGATTTCCAGAAGCTTTATGGAAACTCCCGCTTACGAGGTACTGTTCGAAAAGCTCGTCACCGATGCCGGTGCTGCATCCGAATTTGTAAATCGTGTGATGCGTGCTAACGGCAATAAGCAGGCTGCACCCATCGCATCTAATTAAAGAAAGCTCGGAGGACTAAGGAATGCTGAAAATTACTGTGCCGGCTGCCGAGTTTTGGGATGAAATTCACGAGGAATTTATCTACAAGAAAGAGCAGACTTTGCAGTTGGAGCATTCCTTAGTCTCTCTTTCAAAATGGGAAAGTAAATGGAACAAGGCATTTCTCGGTAAGCAAGAAAAAACTGATGAGGAGATTCTTGATTATATACGATGCATGACTTTGACCCAGAATATCGATCCCGAAGTATATACTCGGCTGTCTGCTGAAAACTATGCCGCCATCAATGCGTATATCGAGGCACCAATGACTGCAACTTGTCTCATTGAAGATAAGCAAGCCAGAGGTCACAAGGAAACGGTTACATCTGAGCTTATTTATTACTGGATGATTTCTTATAACATTCCTGTAGAGTTTCAAAAATGGCATTTGAATAGGCTGTTGACTCTCATACGGGTGTGCAATGTCAAGAATTCTCCACCTAAGCGAAGAAGCAAGCGTGAAATGTGGAATCGGAATGCAGCCATCAATGCCGCCAATCGAAAACGCTTTGGTTCTAAGGGGTGATTGAATGAACAGACGATGCCGAAAATGCTTTTTTAAGAAGGTTTGCCATAAAAAGCCATCTTATAAAGCATGGCTGAAAACTTATACCAAAAAAGCAGTTACAGCGATTCTTGTTATTGCATTGATCGATTTGCAACTGTCTTATGTACTTGCATTTATGGGGCAGGTACAAATTGCAGAGTCTCTTTCCAGCACTATCGCCACCACAATTGTGGGTGTTATGGTTGGCTATTTTCTGAAGGCCTTGTTTGAAACTTTCTTTGAAAAAAGAGAAGAGAGATTGAACAAAGAAAGCGAGTCTGCTGAAAATACGAATTATGAGGAGGTTTAGTTATGCCTATCAGTTTTTTGACTACAGCACTGTTGATCGTATCTGTTATCACAAATCTGACAGTGGAGGGCATTAAGAAGTTGCTTGATGGAACGAAGGTCAAGTATTCTTCCAATGTTCTTGCGGCTATTTTATCCGTCCTGATTGCCTGTGCTGTCAGTGTAATTTACCTTATCATGACTGACACCGTCTTCACCATGAAGATCGGAGTTGAGATCGTTGTTCTGATGTATCTGGGCTTCTTGATCTCTACGGTTGGCTATGACAAGGTGATTCAGATGTTGAAGCAGATTCAAAGCGTGAAGGAGGAAACAAAAAATGAGTAACAGTCCTCTGGTATCCTATACCAAGTTGAGCCCGAATCATTCCGGGCAGAGAACTCATGCCGTTGACCGTATTACACCTCATTGCGTAGTCGGTCAGTGCTCGGTAGAAACCCTGGGCAATATTTTTGCTCCGACTTCCCGGCAGGCTTCTTGTCAGTACGGTATCGGTGTAGACGGTCGAGTAGGTATGTATGTGGAGGAGAAGAATCGTTCCTGGTGTTCTTCTTCCAATGCTAACGACCAGCGTGCGATTACAATCGAGTGCGCCAGTGATGCTACACACCCCTATGCATTCAATGATGTTGTGTATGCCAAGCTGATCGAGCTTTGTGCGGACATTTGCAAGCGTTATGGAAAGACCAAGTTGCTGTGGCTCGGTGATAAGACAAAGACTCTGAACTATGAGCCTGCTTCCAATGAAATGGTTCTGACTGTACATCGTTGGTTTGCCAATAAGAGCTGTCCGGGTGACTGGATGTATGCTCGAATGGGTGATCTTGCATCCAAAGTTACAGCGAAGCTCGGAGGTTCTACCGGTGGAAATGATAAGCCGGTCGATAACCAGGTGCTTTATCGGGTTCAGACTGGAGCTTTTGCCAATAAAGCAAATGCTGACGCAATGCTTCAGAAAGTAAAAGCCGCCGGTTTCGATACTTACATGGTCAAGGTCGATAACCTTTACAAGATTCAGGTCGGTGCTTTCAGCAAGAAAGCGAATGCCGATGCAATGGCTGCAAGGCTGAAAGCTGCTGGATTCGATACTTATGTAACAACCAAAAGCGGGACAGCGGTTTCGGCATCTTCAGCCAAGAAAAGCACTGACCAGGTTGCCCGTGAAGTGATTCAGGGGTTGTGGGGTAACGGCGCTGATAGAACTAATCGTCTGAAGGTGGCTGGTTACGATCCTTCCGTGATACAGAATCGGGTTAATCAGCTTCTTAAATAAGGAGGTCCGTGAATGATAAGGTTCAGTCACAAGGGAGACTTCTCTAAAGTTACACGCTTTTTGGAGAGGGCAAAGGAAGTGGTCCATCTCGGAGACCTCGACAAGTATGGCCGAGAAGGGGTCGCCGCTCTTGCGTCTGCAACGCCTGTCGATTCCGGTTTGACCGCCAGTTCATGGTATTACGAAATTGTAAACCGAAATGGATCTGCAAAGATTACCTTTTATAACTCAAATATTCAAAATGGGGTTCCGATCGCGATCATCCTGCAATATGGTCACGGAACCCGTAACGGAGGCTGGGTACAGGGGCGAGATTATATCAATCCTGCTATCCAGCCTATTTTTGACAAAATTGCAAATGAAGCATGGAAGGAGGTTACGAAGCTATGAGTAAAACTATCGACGAAAGAGTCGTAGAAATGCGGTTTGACAATAAGCAGTTTGAGAGCAATGTTCAGACCAGTCTGTCCACCATTGAAAAATTAAAAAAGAGTTTGGATATGGATGGAGCTACAAAGGGTCTTGAAAGCATTGACAGTGCTGCTAAGAAAGTCGATATGTCGGGGCTCGGTTCTGCGGTTGAAACAGTAAAGACTCGATTCTCGGCATTGGAGGTCATGGCTGTAACCGCCCTTGCAAATATCACCAACTCAGTCGTTAATACAGGCAAGCAAATGCTCCATTCCTTGACGATCGAGCCCATCAGTCAGGGTTTTGAAGAATACGAGCTGAAGATGGGGTCAATTCAGACCATCATGATGAGTACGGGTGCTTCTCTTGAAGAGGTAAATAAATATCTCCAAGAACTCAACACCTACTCGGATAAGACCATCTACTCGTTCCAGGACATGACTTCCAACATCGGTAAATTCACCAATGCGGGCGTAGGACTTGAGGATGCAGTTATGGCTATCCAGGGTGTCTCGAATGTTGCCGCCGTTTCCGGTGCCAATGCAAATGAGGCGTCCCGTGCCATGTATAACTTTGCTCAGGCTTTGTCTGCCGGTTATGTTAAGCTGATCGACTGGAAATCTATTGAGAACGCTAACATGGCAACTGTTGAATTTAAGACACAGCTTCTTGAATCGGCTGTTGCCTGCGGTACATTAACCAAGACTGCTGACGGAATGTACAAAACAGTCAAGGGTAATGTCATCGATGCTACACATGGCTTCAATGATTCTTTGCAGGATCAGTGGATGACTACAGAAGCTCTTGTTAGCACTCTTCGTGATTACGCCGATGAGACAACAGAAATCGGCGCAAAAGCATTTGCCGCAGCGCAGGATGTTAAGACATTCTCCCAGTTGATGGACACTCTGAAAGAAGCCGTAGGCTCCGGATGGGCAAACACATGGGAAATCCTGTTTGGTGATTTTGAGGAAGCCAAAGAACTTTGGACTGGACTCAGTCAGGTTATCGGTGGATTTATCGATGCCCAAGCGGATGCTCGCAATGAGATGTTGCAAGGGTGGAAAGATCTTGGCGGAAGAACCAAACTGATTGAGGCACTTAAAAATGCTTTTGAAGGCGTTCAGAGTGTTATCAAACCGATCTATGAGGCATTCCGTGAGATATTTCCTCCCACCACAGCCCAGCAGCTTTATGATATTACTGAGAATTTGCGAAAATTCACAGCAAATTTGAAGCTCAGTGATACAGCTTCAGCTAATCTAAAATCCACTTTCAAAGGCTTGTTTGCGATCTTGGACATCATTAAACAAGCCTTTTCTGCTATATTTACGGCAATTAAACCGTTGTTTGGCGGGTTTGGAACACTCGGAGATGGAATTCTTGGTTTCACTGGCGGGATTGGCGATGCTATTGTTGCGTTTGATGAGTTTATCAAAACCAGCGGAGCATTCCAGAAAGTCGGTGAGGGTATTGCTACGGTCATACAGACAATTATGACAGCTTTATCCACACTGAAGAACAAGATCAAAGAGAAATTCGAATCCGCCAATTTCGAATTGTTTCATTCTCTGCTTGAGCGAATTCATGAGAGGATGACTCAAGTCGGAGAAGCAGCCGGTGAGATGAAATCTGGGG